TATAGAGGGAAACCAAGCAGTGAGTTCAGTTAAAGCATCAGCACCTGCTCCAGAAGGCCCAGCATACGGCGGAATGAACTTTCCTCAATTAGGCACACTCATGGACCCAACTACTCGTCCAGAGGAGCCAATTACAGCAGGCGTAGACTTTGGTCCTGGCCCTGGTTCAGAAGCACTACCAGCAGACTTTCAAAATAACACACGTCCAGACGAAAATGCTTTAATTGCAAAGCAATATCTACCAGAATTGGTAATTGCTGCGCGTTCTAAAGACGCTCCAGATTCATTCAAGCGATTTGTTAACTATCTGATTGGTCAATAATGGCAGACTTAACGTTTATGCCTGGCACTTTTTTTGATAACGTAGACAAGTTTGCTAGTTCACTTGGTTACCAGAATGCAGGAATAGTATTTGAACTCGCTATGATACCTTGGAAGTCCGTAGAAGACCGTGATGCATTTATTATGGGAATTACTCAGGATGATGTAAAAGGCGGAAACGAAAAACTGTATATTAAACGAGATTTCTAGGGGGTAAAGATGGCATGGTGGAATGATTTCCTCGGCTCTGTTGCCGCAATCCCTACCGCTCTCAAAAGAGCCACTGGTGGCGGAGATTTTCTTAGTGATGAAGAGCGCGAAAAAGAAAAAGTTCTTTACGACACAGTAAAAGGTGCTTTATCAAATACAGATGCAGCGCTAAGTAACGTTCCTGGATTCGGTCTTGCAAAGAAAGCAACCAAAGGCGTAGGAGATAAACTCCTCCAGGGCGCGGTTGCATTAAATGAAAACGTAATTTCGCCTTATATCTTTCGTCCAATTTCTACAGTTGCGTTATTAAATGATGTTAATTCGCCACTTTACAAAAAGGGTCAGTACGAAGAAGGCTTTCAATTTAAAGACATTAAATCTGCGTATGAACGTAGTTCAAAGGTGTCACAGTTCCAAGCACTTATTAAATCTGATTTAGTTCCTGGATTAACACCGCTATCAAAGGCAGTTCTTTCTACTGGAGACATAGACCTAGATGAGGTCGACCTTTGGAATGACGAAAACATTAAAAAAGATTTTACAGACAATGCTGTAGGCCGTTGGTTTACTGGTATTGGTGACTTTGTTGTAGGCACGGCAGCCCTTGGTGGCGTTGGTAGAGTAGTATCAGTTCCAGCAAAATTTGGAGCAACAAAGGCTGGGGTCTATACTAAAACAAAGACTGTTGACCAACTTGCTGCCGATATGGAGTCTGGAATCCAGTACTCTAAGACTAACGGAGTGACTGGTTCGCAAACAATCTCTGGTAATCATGCAGTTCTTCTTGCTGAAAGCAAGGACTGGGGATTAATTACCAACCTAGTGAACAAGTATAGCACGAATGATAAACTTATTCCGCTTATTCACGAAGCAACAGATGCTGATGCAGTAAAAGACCTTCTCCTAGCCGACAAGGGAAACGTTGCAGCACTTGCACGATTGGCTCAAACAGCGCCAGATAAACTCTTTGATATGTCAGGAACATCTGCAACATTGCAGTCAAAGTTCCTACAAACTGGAAAGACCTACATTCCAGAAGGTCCAGCAGTTCCACGTCTAAAGTCAGCATATGATGCAGCGATTAAGAGCAACCCACAATTTGTAAAGATTCGTGATGCATTCTTTGACCCAGACTATAACCTAACTCCTGGTGGCAAGTCATTCATGCCACTTGAGCCAGTTATTGGTAAAGGCTTAGCAATTTCTACTGGAGAAAAGATTCGTTCTTTCAAGAGTGCAGCACAGTTCCGTGAGTTTGGCAAGTTTGCTGATATCCTAGAGACCACAGTTGGTTCTGGTGTATCGCGTATTGCCGTAAGAATGGTAAAGTTTGGCACACGCCAATCAGAATACAAGCCACTTGGCTTTGTTACATTCTCTGGCGTACGACCACTTGACGGTCGCGTAGAACTTAATGCATTCTTAAACAACATTAAATTATTCCGCGATGGCGATGCATCAATCGAGATAGCACCCCAGGTTTACAAAAAAGTTGCTGACATTCGCAGAGAATTCGAAGATATGTACATGCGTTCTCTCGGTAAAAACGAGATTGAAGCACTTGACAATATTGATGATGCAGTTGGCCGTATGCTTGCATACAAGGCTGGTATATACGATTCCAAAGAAATCAGTGCGCATATTGCTGCGTATCGTGGTAACGTAAATCGTGGTATCAACTCTGTTAAGCAAAACGGATTCGGTATTGGACACGATGGCGCACAGATTCTTGTAGACCCACAGACTATTCGTCAAATGACTGAATCATATCGCTTCACTCCTTGGGATGCAATTGAGTCTCAACTTCTAAGAGGCGTTGAAAAAAGTGGCGTAAAAGCCAAAGCGGGAGCAACAAAAGATTTTGGTACCCAGTTATTCCGCGACCTCAACCGTTTATGGACATTCGATGTCCTAGTTCGCCCAATGTACATTGTTAAGCAGTCAATTGGTGAGCCTATTGTTAGCACTACGATAGCACAAGGTTTAGAATTTTTATACAAAGATGTAGCAAATATTGGCATGAACGCTTTGCGCAACAGCGCACAATGGTCTGCTGGAAAAGCCTCTAACATTAAAAATAGAAGCGAGCGCAAGGCTGTCAACAGAGCAGTAGAAGCAAAGAAAAAAGAATACGCTGTTGTATCTGCGATGAAAGATAATGCTCAAGCATCTTTGGAAGATTTACTTTCTGGTAGAACATCTCCAGGAACAAAAGCACAGCATTTGGCTGCAGCACGTCAACAACTCAAGACAGCATCAGAACTACTTGATGAGGTAGAACTAGGGTTACGTTCAGCAGTAAAGCCACTAGGTATTAAAGAGGCTATTCCTAGCGTAACTACACTAGAACGTAGAGTAGCATTCCTAGAGTCTAAGACTCCCTCTGCAGCAGTTACTAGAGAAATTGCAAAAGCCAAAAGAGCGATTGCTAACTATAGAAGCACAATCAATAAACTTACTGCAAATAAAAAAGAAATCATTGCAGCAGACAATGCGGTAGCCGCTACATACAAGAGTGTTGATGGCATACTTAGCGAACTCGGTACAGTGCTTAAAGAGCAGGCGGATGTGTTCGGCAAAAGCGCCAAGTTTAAAAAGCGTTACTTTGCCAAAGAAGCACAATACCGTATGGTTAACGGCGAGTACGTATCTATTGACTCTTTCGTAACTGGTGAAAAGAACTTTAGTGCAGCGATAAGAGCAGAGACTAGCAACGCACGTACCGCTGACTTGAACTTCCTTGGAGAACTATCTACTGGAACACGCAAGTCTCTTATTGAGCGCAAGGTCCCGTTAGATACTATTAAGATATCTGACCCACTGTACTTTGAAGAATTAGCCTATATTGCTAACCGCGTTATGCGTGGCGACCCACTTATAGACTTAATCCTAGGCAATACATCGATGGCTCAACTGCAGAAGTGGGCTATCTCAGATGCTGGTATTAGATACCTTCGCGCATTTGATATTACAGATGCATCACAGATTAACTCATACCTTGCAGATAAGGTTGCTCTAGTTAACCGTACGTTTCCTTCGTTTGAAGCACGTGCCGCTATATTGAGTCGTGAAGTTAACTCTCAAGAATTACAGGCGATGCTTGCTAATTACACTGATGAACTCTACGATGTTGTTCCTGGTAACTTCAACTATGGCTCAGCCAATATTGGTGGAGTAAATGCTTATGAGAATTTAAGCAATACCGTTAATAACTTTTCTGCTAGAATCTTCCGCGCTATGGCAAGGGCTGAAAACCCAATTCGTAATGCATTCTTTGATGATGTTGCAATTGATGTAATGGCACGTAAGGCTGAATATCTTGTATCACAGGGTATCGAAATGACACCTGCTCGCTACAACGCTCTACGTCAGTCTGCGGGTCGTGAAGCAATTCAGGAACTTGAAAAGACTGTGTACACTATTCGTCGCCAAAATCGACTATTGCACAACGCAAGATTTGCTGTAGCATTTCCAACTGCAACAGTTAATGCTTTTTATCGCTATGGTAGATTGGCTGCAAACAACCCAGTTAGAGCGACACAGTTCGTAAATAACTACGGAAGAATGTTCCAATCGTTTGGCATAGATGAGAATGGCAACCCAACCAAAAATATTGAAGATATTACGCACCTAATTCTTCCTGGAACAGGTGAACTGGGTATGGGTTATATGGATGAAGGAATTGCGCTAAACGCAAAGTCTCTTGGATTCTTACTTAACCAACCATCACCATCATTCATTACAGCGCTTTCTGTTGGTAAAATAATGCAAACATTTCCTGGTACAGAAGATGGCATTAAAGAAGCCCTTACTATTAACGGAACTGACTGGTATTCAGTCATCTTTCCTTATGGAGCACCAACTAAACTTACAAAGCAATTAACACCACCTTGGGCAAACGCTCTTTGGAATGCTGCTACAGGTAACCAAGGCAAAGCAGATTATCTTTCTTCTTGGCGTTCAGTCTACAACTACCATAAGATGTTGGTTGAAATGGGTATTGAGAAGAAGTTTCCATCTGATGCGATGATTGAAAAAGAAGTAAAAACCCTTTGGTCAGAAAAGTTTCTTTCAGGATTCTCATCAGTATTTGGTGTGCCGTACAAAGTAGAAACTAACCCTATGCGTGGAACCAGCAACTTGTTCTACAAACTCAAGGATAAGTACGTTGCACAAGGATACGGCGAGCAGCAATCACGTGACCTTGCTGGTGATGAAATGCTAGCGCTACTTGGTCCAAACTTTATGGTTGACCGAGTTACGTTTACTGGTTCAAATAGACAACTTAACATTCCTGCAAGTTACGAAGCATACCAGCGAGTATTCAAGGATAACGATGACCTTGTTGGCGCTCTTGCAGCAATTGACAAAGATGATATTGGTTTAGTGGGCTTGCTTACAGCAGACCTACCTAGAACTCAAGATGAAAAGTCGATTAATATCCTCAACATCTTGAGCGACCCCAACCTAACTCTTCCAGGTACAAGCAAGCGCCTCAATGACTTTAAGTTGACTCCACAAGAGGTTGAACGCGAGCGTATTAAGCAACGCACTTGGAATGACTACAATCTTGTTCGTGATGCACTTGAGGCTAAGATTACTGATGGTAAAACGCTACGTGCTCACCCAGAGATGAAGGCGGTTCTAGACCAATTGGTTGAGACTACCTTTAAAGACCAAAGCCAAGCATGGTATGACCAATACCAACTTGCTGCTAGTGGCGATACATCTTACAAGTACGCTCGGGCATTCAAGGCTATCACAAGTGACGAGAAGTTTATGACTGCGCGTCAAGATGTTCAGTTTTGGAAAGATGCTAGCCTTTTTATGAAGGCAAGAGATATAATTGCAAATATGTATCAGACTCTTCCAGATTACGACCCACGCAAGTCTATTATTCGTGAAAACTACAATCAATGGGTTTTACAGAATGCAAAGCAGTGGGACCCAAATCTAGAAACAATAATTACGCAATATTTTGACAATGACTCATTGAAGGCGGTTGGCTAATGGTTGACAAAGACAGAGACGGCATTCCAGACAATATCGATGCTGATGGTGGTGCTGGTACAAATTCTTCAACCCCTAGCGCTGATTCTCAAGAGGCTGCACGACTTGCAGCACTTATGGCTGGATTTCCAAGCATTTTTCCTTCCTCCGATGGTCCAAAAGATACTAGCCAAATATCATCTCAAACAAGCGTAACTAAGTTAACTTACAATACCGCAAAAGCAATGCTTCAAGATGCAATGACAGAAGCAGGTTTTGTTGGTCAACTAACCAAGGCTGATATTGAAGACTTTATGAAGCGTTTTGAAAAGAATCAAAACGAGCAAATTGAAAAGATTATTACATCTTCTAGAACTAAAATTGTACCTGGCGCTACAGATGAAGCAACCAAGAAGGTTTTAGAATCTACTGCTCGTCAAGAGTTCCCATCATTCTTTAAGCCACTTGAGTTTGCTAAAGACTTTATATTCACAAAGATTGACTTTAAAGATGAAGCCAAGTTAGGTGCTAAGAACCTAGATGCACTAGCGCAGGTTCGTGGACTTGTAAACCAGTTTCAACTACTAGGTGTTTCAGATGCCGATATACGTGTTGCTGCAAAGCAGATTGCAATGGGCAAGAAGGATATTAAGCAATACACGGTAGAACTACAGCAGATTGCTAAAAAGGAATACCCACAGTTTGCAGACCGTTTTGCCCTAGACCCAGAACTTACAACATATGATATAGCATCTCCAGTTATTAATATGTTAGCAAAGACTTGGCAGAAAGACCCAAAAGAGATTCAAATGGACAACCCATTTGTAATGTCATACCTTAACTATGCTGGCCCAGATGGTAAGGGTAAGCAACCATCATACTATGATTTGCTGCTAAAGGCTAAGAATGACCCTCAGTATGAACTTACCGAGAAGGCAAATGAAGATGCACGTGATGCAGCCGTAGGGCTTGCAAGAGCGTTTGGATTTGGAGTATAATGGCAGACACAGTAAAGGTAAAATCTGGCGATAATATGAGCGCTCTTGCTGCTAAAGCAGGAGTATCACTTGCAGCAATGAAGGCTGCTAATCCACAGATTACAAACCCAAGTCTCATTAGACCAGGACAAGTTCTCAATATTCCTGCTCCTAAGTCGGCAACCCCTGCAGCAGAAATTGCTAGAATAAAAGCAGTTGCTGCCGCTAATCCAGTAACACCTACAAATACCTACAATGAGCGTGTTGTCGAAGCAATTAAATCTGGCACACAAGCAACAACTGATGTTAATGCTAATCCAGTAAAGGCGGAAACAACACCAACGTCTGGCGTAATTCCAGGATTTACTCCATACATAATACCAGACCCAAATGCACCTAAGCCAGGAGATACAGGATTTGTTGGACCGTTTATTCCAGTTGAGAAAAAAGAACCTATTGAGCCTTTAAAAGAAGAACGCACAATGGCAATTGATACGTTCAGAAATACTCTTGCTTTGTTTTTTGGAGCACAAGAAGTGACTCAACCTTGGGTCAATGCTCTCTATGGTGTTACATCAAAGTACTACAAGACTGGCTCAACTATTGATGAAAGCCTCAACTTAGCACTACAAGATGTACGCAACAATCCAGAACTTGCTACATTTACAAAGCGATTTAAAGGTGTGTACGAGTTACAGGATAAACTTGCTAGTGGAATGGCTATCAGCGTTCCAACAATTGCAGAGTTTTTTAAGTCACAACAAGCACTTGGCGAAGTAATGAATCGCGCCGGATTTGCTGATTTGGCAACACAGGAATTCCTCGGAGACGTTCTTGGAACAGGAAAATCTGTCGCAGAAACAACGGCACTTATTAATGAAACCTTTGCAGCAATTGACAACGCTCCAGAAGCACTCAAGAGAGACTTGCAAACAGTTGCTCCAGGGGCAGATAGAACTTCTATCGCCAAGGCGTTATTGCTAGGCAAACAAGGCGCAGCAGCCCTTAACAAGCAGATTGCAGCCACAACCGTATTCTCGGCAGCCAAGTCTCAAGGACTTGCAATTGATATGACTACTGCAGCAGATTACGCAGCAAGAGGATATGGCTATGATACATCACTTACTGGATTTGGTAATGTCGCTCTAGGAAGAGCGCCTCTAGAAAAGTTAACTGAAATTAGCACTGGAAAAGCAGTAACTCCAGAAGCAGCACAGACAACTTTGCAGCAATCAATCTTTGAGAAGAATGTTGCAGCACAAGAACAGATTCGCCTAGAAACAGAAAGAGAAGCGGCACGATATGGTGGCCGTGCTGGAACACTAGGCTCACGCAGTTTTGCTTCTCGTAATAGAGCGAACAAAACAATATAATAGAATCCTGAACGGACCTATCGGCCCCGTCAGCGTATAAGACCGACAGCAAGAGCCAGACCAGTTCCCCGATTGGAACCTGAGGCTTGCGAACTAACTACGAATAGAAGGGTGGCGTTGCTATGAGCAACAACTACTGGGAAGACGAAGACGACGAACTAGATACAATCGAAGAAGCACCGATGGATGGAAGCGACTTACTTAAAAAGTTGCGTAAAGCCAAACGTGCAGACGAGAAGCGTATCAAAGAACTCACAGAGCAACTTGAGGGATTCTCCAAGGCGCAGCGTGAGGCAATCGTTAAGTCTACACTAGAAAAGAAGGGCGTAAATCTAAAGGCTGCAAGGCTAGTAATGAAGGATTTGGACGACATTAATGAAGACTCAGTTTCTAACTGGCTCAACGATAATGCGGACTTATTCGGTCTAGCCCAAGCGCCAGAGGAAAGTTCAGTAATGAGTCAAGAGGACCGCGCAGCACTGCGCAACCAGGACGCTCTTACACAGAACGCAGTAAGCCCTGACCGAGCAAACGATATTGAGTACAGAATGTCCCAAGCAACATCCGAAGAGGACATCTTAGCGATTCTTCGTTCTCAACAATAATTTATCCGTTCATAGTCACTTGGAGGTGACCGCATATGCCTAACGCATATACATCCACAGGTAGTACTTCTCTTGGAGGTACAGTTGGTGGTGCAGGTCTTGTACAGAAGGCGTACGACCGTCTTCTAGAGTTCGCACTCCGCGCCGAACCGCTTATTCGTTCAGTCGCAGACAAGACTCCAGCACAGCAATCAATCCCAGGTTCAACAGTAGTTCTACAGAAGTACGTTGACCTAACAGCAGCAACAAGCACATTGTCAGAAACAGTTGACCCAGATGCAGTAGCATTGTCAACACCAGACCAGGTTACAATTACTCTTAACGAGTACGGTAACTCTGTTCTTGTGACACGTGCGTTGGAACTATTCTCTCTTGCAGACGTAGACCCAGCAATTTCAAACGTAATCGCATTCAACCTTGCAGATTCAATCGATAAGGTTGCAATGGAAACCCTTCGTGGCGGAACTAACGTAATCTACGGTGGTTCAGCAACATCAACAGGAACAGTAGCCGCTACTTCAACACTTGACTCAGCAGACATCCGCAAGGCTGTTGCTAAGTTGCGTGCGAACAAGGCTGCTTACCGCAAGGGTTCAATGTACTGGGTTGGTATCCACCCAGAAGTTTCACACGACCTTCGTGCAGAAACAGGCGCAGCAGGATGGCGCGACCCACATAACTACCAGGCTGGAGAACAAATCTGGGCTGGTGAAATCGGTGCTTACGAAGGTGCATACTTCGTTGAGTCACCACGTTTGTACTCTGCTAAGGCAGGTGCAGACCAGACAGCACTCTCAACTTCTCCTGCAGTTAGCGGTGCATCAGGTGCATTCACAATCGTCGTTGCAAACGGCGCATTCGGTGGACGTGCTGAAGTTGGAGACAAAATCTCTGGTACTAACGTTGGTTCTTCTGCAAAGATTACAGCAATCTCTGTTGGTGCAACAAACACTACACTTACAGTAGATGTTGCTAACTCAGGAACTGTAGGAACAAACACACTCACAGTAACACCTGTTACTCGCGTATTCTCTACAATCGTCGCTGGAAAGCAAGCAATGGCTCAGGCTGTTGCAGAAGAGCCACACGTTGTAATTGGTAACGTAACAGATAAGTTGATGCGCTTCCGCCCAATGGGTTGGTACGGCGTACTCGGCTTTGCACGTTATCGTGAAGAAGCACTTTACCGCCTGGAAACAGGCTCATCAATCGCTGCTCTCTAGTAGTTAATTGACGCTGTGGCAGGGGGGAAACTCCCTGTCACGGAGTAAGTTCACTAAGGAGGACTAATGGCAACTTGGATGTTTAAGACACCAACGGTAGCAGAAGGACCATCTGGAACTGGCTCACGCCTGTTTGACTTTTACAGACTAGATGTAGGTATATCTATTGTAAAAGAAGATGGAGAATACTACCAGGCACGATATCTAACAGACTCCGACTTGGCTAGATACCAAGAAGTCTATCGTGGTGGAAGAAACTATGAAGTAAATGATACCACTAAAGCAGCACTTATTGCTGGTGGCGTAGATGTAACAGAAGCAAATTTTACAGAGGTTTAAGACAAATGGGACATGAGCACGTTAGTAAGGTTTTAGAGTTTAATTTTGATAATGATTTCAACTGGAAGCCATCACTGTATGGCTGCACAGAATGTGACGAAACTTCATTGACATCATTTAAATCTAGTGATGTTTTTGTAGACCACAACAACTGTGGGCCTGATTGCTTTGGCTGTAAGGCTAAGTCACTGCAGTTAAACACAGGTGACGCGGGAAGAGATGTATCCGATAAGAAGTGGGTGGGTGAGTTAAACGCTTACAAGGATGCCAGAGCACAAGGTATCCAACCAGCGGGAACAACTCATCAGCACGTACAGGAAGCGTACCAAGCAAGCGAGACTCTTAACAAGCCTTACAATGCTGATACAATGCCTAAAGCAAAAGATATAAATACCAAATCAGTAGAAGCACTCAAGGAAATAGGAGCAATATAATGCCAAAAGTTGGAATGAAAGAGTTTGCATACACACCTAAGGGTATGGCTATGGCCAAGATGGAAGCCAAGAAGACTGGCAAGAAGATGGTCAAGAAAGTCGCTAAGAAGGCTACTAAGAAGAAGACTTCTATGATACGCAAGAAGGGCATGTAATTATGCCAGGGATGATGAAGAAGACTCCTACACCTAAGCCTAAGGCTACTATGACACCTAAGGCAAAGGCTACACCAATGCCTAAGTTTACAGCACCAACTCTTGCTCAGTATAAATCATCTGCCGCTTACAAGGCGGGCAATATGACATACAAGCAATATATTGCTGCATCTAAAAGCGTATTTGACGCAAAGAATAGATAATGAAAAAGAAAGCCGCAAAGTCTAAAGTCAACGCTGCTGGTAATTATACCAAGCCTGGAATGCGTGCTTCTTTGTTTAAAAAGATTAAGGCTGGCTCTAAGGGCGGAGACCCTGGAGAATGGTCCGCACGTAAGGCACAACTACTTGCTGTGCAATACAAGAAAGCAGGCGGAGGTTACAAATAATGGCACTTGCTAAATCTCAACAGTCACTCAAGAAGTGGACTGCACAGAAGTGGAAGACTTCTGATGGTAAGCCGTCAAAAGGTAAAAAGAGATATCTACCTGCTGCTGCTTGGTCTGCATTAAGTCCAACAGAGAAAGCCGCTACTAATAAGGCGAAAGCCAAAGGTAACGCAAAAGGTAAGCAGTTTGTGAAGCAACCAAAGAAAATAGCAAAAAAGACAGCAGGGTACAGATGAAAGACTCAAGATTAACTCGGGCTGGTGTGTCAGGCTTTAACAAGCCTAAGAAGACCCCAAGCCACCCTACTAAGTCACACGTTGTTGTGGCTAAGGTAGGTAGCCAGATTAAAACCATACGCTTTGGGCAACAAGGCGTTTCTGGCTCACCTAAAAAAGCAGGAGAGTCTGCATCATATGCAGCGCGTCGCAAATCCTTTAAGGCGCGTCATGCAAGCAATATATCAAAAGGAAAACTAAGTGCCGCATATTGGGCAGACAAGGTGAAATGGTAATAACTATGGTAATGGCAAATAACGCATCAGGTGGAAAGAGCAAGAAGGCTCCCATCAAAGTAAAGCAAGATATGATTGATTTTATTAAGACACAAGGAATGACTAAGGCACTCAAGCGTGCTGGCGAAATTAGTGCTAAGGGTACTAAGGGCGAAGCAGAGTTCCTTGAAGGCGTACGCCGTATGTACGGTGCTAACCGTCTATCAGCAGCAACTAAGGCTGCAACACCAACCCCAATGAAGAAGGGTTCTTACCAAGCAGGTTCCGCCAAGTCAGGTAAGGCTACATACACAACAGGTTCAGGTGTTAACTACAAGGGTGCGGCAACAAAGCCAGCAGCCAAGCCAGCATCAAAGAGTATGAGCGGAACAACAAAGCGAAATCTTATTGGTGGAGCACTGCTCGCTGGTGGGTTAATTGCTGCTAAGGCAACTCCAGCAGGTCGCGCAGCAAGCGCTGCTGTAGGTCTAGGTAAGGCTGTTGCAGGCACTACTGGACGTAAGACAGTGGCTAAGGCTGCAACCAAGGCTACAACTAAGGCTGTAAGCCAGTCACGTATGGAGAGCCTATCTGCTGCTGCAAGTGGACAAAAAGCAGCCGCTGCAGGTAGAGCGGTAACCCCAGAGCAGTTCAGTGCTATGTCTTCTGTTGCAAAGGCAACGAAGAAAGCCCCTGCTAAGAAAGCAGCACCAAAGAAGACTGCTGCATCAGCACCAAAGATGAGTCGCTGGGATGCTAACGCTCCTAAGCCAAAAGCACCAAAACCAACAAAAAAATAATTTAGAAAGAGGCTGAGGCTATGGCAAGCATTCCTGGTTTATCAATGACCGCCGAACTTAACCGTTTGGCAAATGGTGGAGACTATCCACTGATGACCGCATTTAAAGCATCGCAGGGTGCTGCCAATGCCTGGGCTGGGACAACTGGTAAAGGTATAATCGCTGCTCTTAATTATAAGGCTGACGCTAACCGTCAACCTAATAACTATAAGAATCTTAATGCTATCTGTAATGAGTTGGCATCTTCTACTGGACTATCTGCTCTTGCAGCGTTAAGGAGTATTAATGCCTAATATTAATGATATGATTGATGAAGTGCTTATTAACCTTGCAGGTTATACATACCAACAGGATAGAGCAACCTACATCTCACAAGATGTACCTTCTACGGCATCAACTATCGCAAACCCAATTGTTCTCCAACTAGCATCTACCGACAACATCGGTAAGGGTACTATTGAAATTGACGAAGAACTTATTTGGCTGGATTCATTTGACCGTGTATCTAACACAGCCACCGTTCCACCTTGGGGGCGTGGTTATCTAGGTACGACTAGAGCGGAACACGTTGCTGGCACTAAGGTTACGATTACCCCAACCTTTCCTCGTTACGTTGTCAAGAAGGCAATCAACGATACTATCTCCGCGTTTGGCGCAACCATCTTTGCCGTTAAGACAACATCATTCGTCTTCAATGCAGCACAGACAACATACGCATTCAACAACTTAAATATCCATAACATTATGTCACTTATGTGGCAAGATGTCGGACCTTCCAAAGAATGGTTCCCAGTCCGTCATTGGTCATGGGATTCACTAGCATCAAGCACAGCCTTTGGCGCTGGAGCACAGACAGTTACCATTGGTGACTATGTACAGCCAGGACGCACCATTAAGGTTGTCTATGCTACAGACCCTGAACCATTTACCACAAATGCACAAGAGTACTCAACACAAACTGGTCTGCCAAGTTCCACACGGGACGTAGTAATTCTTGGCGCATCATATCGTCTTCTTACATATCTAGACCCTGCACGTGCAGCACAGGTTAGCCCACAAGCCGATGAGACAGATTCAAAGCGTCCATTCGGTGCCAGCCAGTCAGCAACTAAGCAACTCTATGCTTTGTATCAACAGCGTCTTAATGAAGAAACAGCAAGACAACAAGCCCAATATCCAATTCGCGTTCACTACAGCCGATAGGTAAATAAATGACAACAAGAAAATACTCGTCCCGTTCCCAGCAAACCACGCTTGCAGCAAGCATTACAGACACAGCAACAAGTGCTACTGTAGTATCTGGCTCAGCGTTACTTGGTGGGGCAACCGTTTCTGCTGGTACAACATTTACTGTTGTCATCGACCCAGATACAGCGCTAGAAGAAATTGTAGACGTTACCGCAGTTTCCACCAACCTACTAACAATTGTACGTGGTGTCGAAAACGCTGGTACAGGGCAAGCCCACTCTGCTGGTGCTGCTGTACGTCACATGGCTATCGGACGCGACTTCCGCGAGGCTAACCTACATATTGAAGCAACTGGTGCATACAACGATGGCACTGGTACTCACGTTATGCACGGTATTGCATCGGGTGAAGGCGATGTCGTAGGAACGCTCAAGGCACAGACTCTTACACAGAAGACTCTCACAAGCCCAACCATTACTGGTACTGGCGCTATCGCTGGTACATTTACTGGTAATATCACGGGCAACGTAACAGGTAACGTAACTGGTAACGTAACTGGCAACGTAACTGGCTCATCTGGTTCTACTACAGGTAACGCAGCCACAGCCACAGCATTAGCCACAGGACGTACAATCAGCCTTTCAGGCGACGTAAGCGGTACATCTGCATCATTTGATGGAACTGCTAATGCAAGCATTACGGTAGCCATTGGAACTAATACAATCGTAGATGCTGATATTAATACAGGCGCTGCTATTACGGCTACAAAGATTGCTGGGACTGCAGTAACTCAAGCAGATACTGGCACAGTAACTAGCGCAATGATTGCTAATGCAACTATCGTAGATGGTGATATCGCATCAGGAGCGGCAATTGCTCGCACCAAAATTGCTAACCCAACTGCAGATGTATCTAATGCTGGCTTCAAGATTACTAACTTAGGCACACCAACATCAGGTACAGACGCTGTAACCAAGGATTACGCAGACTTAATGATTCCTTTGACTCAAAAGGGAGCAGCAAATGGAGTTGCATCACTTGGTTCAGATGGTAAGTTAACAACTGCTCAGATTCCAGATGTTACAATTACAGATACATTTGTAGTATCTACCCAAGCAGCAATGCTTGCCCTTACTGCCCAAACTGGTGATGTCGCAGTACGTACAGATGTTAATAAGACCTTCATCCTTACAGCAACTCCAGCATCTACACTTGGTAACTGGCAAGAACTGCTAACACCAACAGACTCCGTTATATCCGTAGACGGTCAAACTGGCGCAGTCAACCTTTCATCAACATACGCAACAGTTGCTAACGCGGCGAACAAGTTGCCTCTTGCTGGTGGAACTATGTCTGGTAACATAGCAATGGGGACCAACAAGATTACAGGTCTTGGTGACCCAACTAGCGCACAAGATGCAGCAACCAAGAATTACATTGATACAGTAACAGTTGCACCTAGCAACCTAACTGGCCCAATTACTTCTGTCGGCTCAGCAACTAGCGTTGCAGCCCAGACTGGTACTGGTTCTACTTTTGTAATGCAAAACACTCCAACTCTTACAACACCAGTTCTTGGTGTGGCTACTGCTACATCTATCAACGGTACAACTATTCCATCTAGCAAGACTCTTGTGGCTACAGACTCAACAGCATATGTTGTACCTAGCCAGACTGGTAACTCAGGCAAGTATCTGACTACAAACGGAACAGTATCTTCTTGGGGAGCAGTTGATGCCCTACCAAGTCAGACAAGCAACGCAGGAAAATATTTAACCACAGACGGTACAACCGCTTCGTGGGCAACAGTAACCACCGACCCAACAGCCGACATCTTTATGATGATGGGCGCTTAACCAACTACAAGGAGAAATACAAATGGCAAAGAAAGTACTTGGGCAAGTAAACCCATCAGCAACAACTGCAACAACTCTTTACACAGTTCCATCTGCTAAGTCAGCAGTTATCTCATCTCTTACAGTATGCAACCAAGCATCTACTGCTGCAACGTTTCGCGTTGCTGTACGTCCTGCTGGTGCAACTCTGGCTGCCGTTCACTATGTAGCCTATGACGTTGCTGTGGGTGCCGCAGATACTACTGCTCTTACTCTAGGCATCACACTTGCTACTACAGATGTGGTAACTGTCTATGCTTCTACTGCAAACATCTCATTCCACGCCTACGGAGACGAGTCCTAATTGGCTATCACTAGAGCAAGGACCTCTAGTGTTGCACAGGGTCCTTCAACCAGTAAATCATTCCTAGCAAACAATCCCGTCATTCTTGGCGGAAGTTATGAGTCTATTGCGACTACTACCCTTAGTAGTAATCAAGCAACGGTTACTTTAAGCAGCATCCCTACTACCTACAAACATTTGCAAATACGTCTTACTACTATAACAAATAGACCGACTTACGGAATTAATGCAATAGGTATGGACTTATTTAGTGGTGATACTGCCGCTAACTATTCAGGACACTTTCTTGAGGGAGATGGCTCTACTGCTTATGCAAGTAATAATGTAAGTGGCACGGGATTTAATATTGGTCAAACTGGTACAGGTGTTGTAGGCAACTTTGGTGTAACTATTATAGATATTTTAGATTATGCAAATACCAATAAATATAAAACTGTTCGTGCTTTATCGGGAACAGACTGCAACGGTTTGGTATCTGGGTATGGCGGATGTGTTGGACTTTATTCTGGGAATTGGCGTTCAAGCACAACAGCGGTCACATCTGTAAGATTTTATCTAGCCAACAGTGCAAACTTCACATCAGGTTCCACTTTCGCTCTGTATGGGATTAACTAATGCCAATAACATATACACCGATAGCGACTTATACAGCAGCATCAAATCAAACAAGTATTGCTTTTACATCACTTGGCACTTACACAGACATAGTGGCAGTTTTTGACGGCTTATCTACATCCAGTGCAGGTAATACCCTTTCAATGGTATTTAATTCAGATGCCAACTCTGCCTATTCTGCCACTCGCATTCAAGGTAATGGTACTAGTGCTACTTCTGCACGAAGTACTTCAGACCCAGTCGTTGCCATTATTGGCGATAGTGAGCGCACTAACGCAATTATCTCAATAATGAACTATGGCAACGCTACAACTTACAAAACAAGCATAAGCCGCTATAACACTATGGACACAGGCGATGGTAGAACAGGCGCTTATGTGCAGTTAAGGTCATCAACTACTGCTGTGACTACTATAACTTTTACTATTCCAAGTGCGCAAATAGCAACTACCAGCACAATAACGCTATACGGAATTAAGGCGGCATAATGGCATTTACATATAGCAAACTAGCCGAGACAACCGTTGGTGCTGGTGGTGCATCTACCATCACGTTTAATAACATTCCGCAGAACTATACCGATTTGGTATTAAAGACAAGTACAAGAATTAGCAATGCTAACGTTTGGTCTGATATTTATATTCGCTTTAATAAAACAACAACAGGTTATTCTGATAGAGTTGTATATGGAACGGGGGCTGCCGCTGCCTCGTTAACTGATGCCAATACTGGAATTGATATAAGAACTTCTACATCAGTAAATACTGCTAGCACATTTGGTAATGCAGAAATCTATATTCCAAACTATACAAGCACAAACATCAAATCAGTATCTGCTGATGCTGTTTCTGAAAACAATGCTACATCAGCAATCGCTCAATTAATTGCTGGTCTTTGGTCTAACATTTCTACAATTAACTGCATTGAAGTATTTGGGGCTGGCGGCAATTTCCTTGAGCACAGCACAGCATCTCTCTACGGAATACGGGTGGAATTATGAGCATAACCAAACTAACCACCAACGGTATAGTGGGCAGCAAGTACGACACCGTATCTGCAGACAACTACTATATGGAGCCGATTGCTACTACACTAGTAGGTTCTGGTGGTGCTGCAAGCATTTCTTTTAGCAACATACCGCAAATTTATAAACATCTACAGTTGCGTTACTCATCAGCAGATGCAAGAACGGGTTCTGGTACAGGCTCATCTAATCTTTACTGGAAAATAAATGGGGATACTGGAACTAATTATTCTTTCCACGAACTTTACGGAACTGGCGCATCTGCTGGCGCTGGAGCAGCAACTAACTATGCTGGTTGGATTACCTATGGCGGCAATTCTACAACTTGGGGTTGCGGAATAATTGATTTTCTAGATTATACAAATGTCTACAAATTCAAAACAGTTCGTGCTTTAAGCGGCGCAGATGATAACGGCGATGGATTTATTGAACTTACTTCAGCGCTTTGGATGAATACCGCTGCAATAACTTCTTTGAGTGTAACTCCATTAACCCCAAATTTTGCACAGCATTCTAAGTTTTCACTATACGGAATCAGAGGATAACAAATGTCCAAGACTGCTACCTATTCGCTGATTGCAAGTGCTACTCCAACGGGTACTACTACAGTAACTTTTTCTAGTATTCCAGGAACTTATACTGATTTAATATTGGTTCTTTCTACTCTTTCCGCTAGTGGCGGAAATACACATATGCGATTTAATGGAGACAGCACCACTTTATATTCTGAAACAAGGTTAATAGGTAACGGAACTTCCGCTAGTTCATCACGTGACCAAACAAGTTTACATTATATCGCCGAAGCAAATGCAAACTCCACTACGCCTAGTACTGGCATTGTTCACATTATGGATTATGCAAATACCACGACTTTCAAATCGTCAATAGGTAGAGGTGGAAATGCTTCTCAACAGTTAAACGCAAAAGCATACTTATACCGCAGCACTAATGCTATTACGTCAATTGTAATAACCCAAGATACCGCTAACTATACAAGTGGAACTACTATGAAACTCTACGGGATACAGGCAGGTAATGCTTAATGGCGCTACAACTATATAAAATTGCTACCGTTGAAGTTGGCTCTGCTGGAGCAGCAAATATTACTTTTAGTTCTATACCGTCAGGCTACACGGATTTAAAATTAGTAGCAAGTCTGCGCGGAGACGCTGCTCAAATTTTGCTTAAAGTTCAACCTAACGGCGACACTACGGGTTTATCACGCCGTTCACTTTACACCGATACAGGAACTGGTGCGTTTTCTGGCAGCGCTTCTGACTCATTCGCTGCGTTTATCAATTCGTCAGCATATACCGCAAGCACCTTTTCTAATATGGAAATTTATTTTTCAAATTATGCAGGTTCTACTGCTAAAAGTTATTCGGTAGATATGGTTGGAGAAAACAACGCAACGACTACGATTATGGGTTTAGTTGCTGGACTTGATACAACTACAGCCGCTATTAGTTCAATAGTTTTAACGCCTAACTCTGGAAATATTGTTCAAAACTCAACAGCAACACTCTACGGAATCCTTTAGAAAGGGAGACAAATGACAACACCTACAGCGATTGAAGTTGACTGCTCAACAGGAGTAGTTACAGAACGCGAACTAACAGCAGAAGAAATTGCACAGCGTGAAGCAGATGCAGCAGCATATGCAACAGCAAAGGCAGCAGAAGAAGCAGCAGCGGCTGCAGCAGCAACTGCTAAAGCATCAGCCGAGGCTAAGTTAGCAGCACTAGGACTTACTGCTGACGAAATCGCAGCACTGTCTAAGTAATTTAATTTTCAACTAGTAGTGGAGGTGTGCCTTGGCGGGTAGAGATATAACCGAAGGTAGAGCAACGCGAGCGATTGCGACAGACATTGGTATCGTCTCCGACGGTGCAATCTGGCAGAACACGGACATCAACTACGATGTAGCAATTGGTGGACTTCCATTCATCTACGCTATTAACGACGCACGACCATACGTTAGGCAGACAGCACCGTTCCGAAAGGAACAGTTCGATAATCAAACAGAACCAGGAGAGCAATCTCTAACTGGTTGGTGGATTCGTTCGCAGTCATCCTTTCACGGTGGCACAGGTATTACATACTTCGACCCTCAAACATCTGACGAGTTTGGACACTATCGCTTTGCCGATAGCCAAGGCGTAAATGTCTGGGAAGATGGCGAAGCAACTCTACTTAAAAGTGTAGATAATATCCACCAAGTAACTGGAGCAGTTGTTGGAACAGACCATCAGCATCCCAACCAACACGTTCGCTCTATTCAATGGGGTGGGGTTGATGGTGTACTCTTGCACGACGAGTTCGACGTAGACAAGATATCCCCA